GAATGCCACGGTCACTGGATATCCGCGGGCGGCGCTAAAGGCTTGTTCGAACCAATCAATTGTCGGGTCGGTGTTTGGTAATTCTTCCAGCACACTTACCCTTATAACGGTTGGAGAGTCGTAATCGGTGACTTCGACTTCCTTGCCCGCAACGCGCAAGCGTGTTCCTTCATGCGCGAGCGTAAAAACACCCTCAGACGCGGTGAGGGTGATGCTTCCACTGGTTGCGCTGGGTGTGAGGGTGACATTGCTGGCGGCAAATTTGTAATAGGGCTGGCTTTTGATGTTATCTTTGATGAAGAACACCCAATCGTTGAGGCTCCATGAAGCATTGGCACTGCGCACCAGCTTTTTCGGCGACACATCGGGGTGGGTGAGCAACAGCGTATCGGCGCTTTGCGTCCATGCGAGCTGGTCGATTTGCGCCGCTGTCCACGGGGCCGAAATGCTCGCCTCTTTCACGCCGCCTGTATAGATATCAATTTGTTCATCAGTGATGACAAGGAGCGATGTTTGCTCGCTATTGAATTCAAACGCGATTAGCTTGCCGTCGCCGGGTGCGGTGTCAATATAGCCAAGACCGGCACGACGGGTGACGCCGCCCGTCGGGTTGATGAACACATTGCGCAGGGCAAGCGCACCGTTTTCATAGGCACGAAGATCACCGCGACCAAGGAGCTCACGCGAAACCTCGCCAGCGGTGAATGTGGTTTTTGTTTCACGAATTCGGGTCATTGTTATTCCTTTTTAAGACTGAAATGTGGGCATGAAAAAACCCCGCTTGATGGCGGGGCTTTCGGGGATTACATTATCTTTGCAGCGCGTTTTATGAGCGTGAAGGCCCTTGAATATCAAGCAATTGTTGACGCCTTGGTGTTCTCATTCGTCCCATACGCTCAGGGATTTCAAGCCCCAAGATTTCAAAGACCGAGTTAGCAGGGCCAGTCGCCCGTTCGTTCAAGAAACCAACTTTGGCGAAAAACTCCATGATTGGATCATCTGGTTTAATGCTGGCTTCTAAATCAGGCACACCTTCGGATAGTTCTTTCGCCCATAAGAAAAGACTTATCGTTTCTCTAGGATGTGCACGCAGTAAGGTTACAATGTCAACGACCCCCGGATTTGCAGCTTTTTTGAACCCCGCAGATAAAACTCTGTTCTGCATTTCTGGGTTTCCATCATCAAATACAGATAAGTCAGTTTCTGATAAAACGTCAAAGAAATGGCTCGGGTCACTCAGCAATGCATACACAAGATTTTCCATTTCCGGATGACGGAATACAGATGATAAATCAAGTTCGGGATTGCTGCGTTCTGCGCTCATTTAAAAATATGTAAACACACACAATCAAAAAGTCAATATAAATGCATATATAGCTATTATTGAATCCCTAATCACGCACATCAATGAGAGAAAAGTTTTCGATTCTATTGGGAGTATCTTGTTGGGCGTCGATTTGGCGGGCGCGTTCGTATTCGTTTTCGGCGATACGGAAATGGCTTTCGGCGCGGCTTGTGCTTTCGGTGATGGGGATTGTGAATTCCGCCGATAGCCGCGCGATGAGCGCTTGGTCAAAATAAGGCGGGAATTCTGCCTCATCGGGGCGAAAAATATAGGTCAGCACAACTGCGCTTGCGTTGGTGTTAAGCGCGCCTCGGGCGATGCGGTAATTGAGGCCACGCCCCCGCGCACCTGTTCCAGCCGAGACGGCGCGCAGGAAGTCATTGGGCAGTTGGTAAGCGAAGCTGTAATCGGCGATGGGGTCGGCTGCGCGTTGTGAGAGGGCAAGCTGCGCGCTGGCGAAACTCCAGCGATAGGCAGAGAGCAGCGCGTCACGGGTTGAGCCGTATAGCGCCCCTGCGATTTCGCTTTCGGCGGTGCCGCCGTTGAATGATGTAATGGGTGCGGCGCCAATGCGAATGAGCGCGCGTGAACACAATGCCACGTCGTTGAGTGCCATATTGGGTCTCCTTATGAATTAAAAAAAATGCAGCCCTGCCCTTTTGTGAGAGGACAGGAAGGGTCAGGGCTGCACCGTTATTTGGCCGCAGATCTTGCGGCGGCCAAGGGTCGTATACGATGGATCCATGGCATAGGGCTGGCGAGCTGCGTGGTGATCGAAGGGATGATCCGCGCTCCAGCCAATGGCAATGCTATGCTTTGGAGGATATCGCGCTTATGCGTAAGCTGCGATTGTCACATTGCCGCCGCTATTGCCGGTGACGACATAGAACGTCGTGGCGGGGGTTCCATCGGTATCGACATTCGCGATCACGAGGTCATTGACGCGCAACAATTCGGCGGCTGTATCGAAATAGCCTTCGGTTGTTACGTCGGCATCCGTTGTGGCGACGTGCCACAGCGTGAAGTTATTGGCGTAGGCGAGTACGCTTATATCTGATGGGTTAAAAGCCATGATGGGTGTTCCTTTCAAATTTAAAGAATGTCATCCTGAGCGGCAGCGAAGGATCTCATTGATTTAGGAGATCCTTCAGGTCTAAAGCCCTTCAGGATGACACAGGGAGGGGATTAAGATTTAATCGGGAGTTTCGTCACAATTGATTGTGATGATTCCGTTTTCGTCGATTAGGCCTGCGCCCTGGCTCATCATGTTGTTCACAAAATGTGCGGCGCGGTCGCCGTGCCAGCTGACATCTGTTTCCACATCGGATGCGCTTGCGTGACCGACTGCGGTTTTGTGATACCAGAAACATGATCGGATATCATTTCCATCAATCGGAAGGCCGGAATGCGGAATGAATATTGTGCCGAGGAACATTTTGGCTTGTGTGATGGATGCAAATGACAGGGCGTCATTGCCGATGTAGTCCGCCTTTACGAATTCATCGATTGAGAGTAGCTCGCTCCATTGCTTCCATCCGACGATACAAAAACGTTGGCCGTCATCAGGCACATCATTTTCGCCAAAGCTTTCGAATGCGTTGAGGATTTTATCTTTGGTGAGGCCGATATTGCCATCCGCAATTGTGGTCGCCGACGCACTGGCAAGTTGGTCGATGATCAGTTCATCGGTTTTACGGCCCAATGCATTTGCACCTGCGCTGGCGATGACTTGGCGTTCGTCGATGTTGATTTTTAGCTCGTCAAGGCGGTCAATCCAATCGCCCGCGTAATAATCTTGAAGTGTGACTTCGATATTGGAATGATCGAGGTTCATAACAGGGACGAGACCGTGTGTGGATTTTGTTGAGGCCGTTCCCACGCCGACTTTTTGGAAGACTGCCGAGCTGCCATTGACGTTTGAAATGGTGCGTACAGTGTTTCTCAGTTTTGATCCCTGACGCTGATAGGCTTCATGCACTTCGCGTTCGAATTGCTTGATGAAGGCCTGATCTATTGATGTAGACATAAATTTATCCTTTTGTTTTTAATGGGTTATGTTCGGGGGTTGAGGCTCGGCCCTCTGTGGTTTTCATTCATCGTTTAAGAACGGCCATACGCGAGAAACATGCGGGCGCATGAATAAACACCGTAGGGGTGCAATCCGCGTTAACCGCATGTTTTAAGATACATTGGTGGTGTTGATGATTTAAATATAGGATATTATTCCTATAATGTCAAGGGTTATTTTGTGTGAACTTGCATTTTTATGATCGAATCCTTATAATGCATTTAATCAATAATAGACATGCACGGGGAGCACATATGTTTGAAACACTCTTTTCAGGTTTAAAAGCGGAAAACACCAATGAGCAATATTCCACGCGCAGGCGGTTTTCGCGACGTTCTTGTGATAATTCAGCTGTTGTTATTGATGGTCAAATTTATCCTGTTGAAAATTGGTCAATGGGCGGTGTTGCTGTCAACGGCGATTCGCGGGGCTTTGGTGTGAACACAACGGTTGATGTCACCATGAAATTTAAGCTAAGCAATGATGTGATTGATTTGCCGCATACTGCGCGGGTTGTTCGCAAGAGCAATGATCGCATTGCATTTGAATTTGATCCTTTAAGCGACACAATGCGCAAAGGTTTGCAATTGGTCGTTGATGATTATGTCTCTTCAAAATTCGCAGAATCCCAGCTCGCGCATTAATAAAAAAAAGCCCCAATCATGTGATCGGGGCTTATCTTGTTATTCACCGTATATCGTTTGGAATCCCTCGGTCACCTTTTTAACAAAGGCGGGATCTTTGTCACGCCAATATTTGGGATCACGCATCATGGATTGTAAATCTTCGCTGCCTGTTTTCGATGGGTTGGCGGTTTGTTTTTTCATTGATGGTTCTTCGGATTGCATCATTTTATGCAGCGCAAGCACACCCTCATAGGAGCTTGATAGATTTTCAAGCACATCAGCGGGAAGGTTGCGGTTTCCAAATGCCAATAGCTGGCGGGAGACTTCTTTCCATTGATCGGCGCCGCCAAAATGATTGATCAGCTTTTCGACTTCATGATCGGCGCTGAAATCGCCCGCGATTTGTTTGACCATTGGCACCATTTTTTCAGCCGCAAGATCATAGACTTCCTGCACCTGTTCTTGGCTCATGCCCTTGGCGTGGAGGCGTTGGTTGATGTCATTGTCGGGTTGGAACATGCCGTGGTCGCAATTAACGCAATAATCCTCATGCGATGCGGGGGCGTTATGCGTTGGTTTTTCCGACATTTTCTTTTCCAATTCCCCGTATGAATTCACAAGCGCATCGAGGCGGATTGCCCCTGTTTCCGGGTTTTTGAATTTGTCGGGGACGATGGATGGGTCGACATCTTCGATGAGTAAGTTTGTCATTTGGTTTTCTCCTTTGGTTGAGTATTAAATTTGGGTTTTGACTATCTCGGTTTTCTGCCACGGTCGATGAGGCGCAGGATGGTTGCGACCATGGAGCGTTGTCCCTCGATATAGCGTAAATGCTCATCGGCAACGCCCGGCCCCATTGCCCGTTGAAAGGTTATGACCTGTAGGTGGGCGAGGACTTTTTGGCCGTCATCGGTTGAGAATAGGCGAGCAAAAGTTTTTTCGATGTCGCGCCTCTCAATTTTTCCGGGTTCCGGCTGAGCGTAGGTTAAGCCCTTTTCCGCAGGGGTGATCGGCAATTCGTATCGTGGTTTCATGAGGTCGAATATCATACTGGTTCTCCTATTTTCTCTTTTTCTGGTTTGGGTGTTGCGGTTTGTTTTGGCGTTGGCGTTGGCGCATTCTCGGCGGCAATAGTTGGATCAATGGCTTTGACCAGATCGCCCAAATTCAATTGCGGGATATCCTTTCGGATCAGATCACTCGGCACGCCCAGCGCGTCACCCAAGAACCTTGCGGCTTGCGGCAGATTTACTGCGGCGGAGGCTTCAGGCCCCATGGCGAGGACGGACGAAATCCAGCTCAGCGTGTTTTGCACGTTCTTTTGCCCTTGGCTGCGCGCCAGCGGTGAGCGGTAATCGACCACGACCAATCGTCCATCAAGATCGATATCGGGCACTTCACCGCGGCGTTTGAGGATGGCGAAGGCGCGTTTGATGAGCGGTGTTAAAAGCTCGGATTGCAGGCGACCATATGTTGCACCAAGCAAAAGCGACATTTCCGCGCTGCGTTCGATCACCTCGGTCGCGGT